ACGCACGGTGGATTGCAATTGATTCGGCGTGAAGATGCCGTTTTCCGCGCCCACCATGCTCGATGCCTGACGGATGCGGGCATAATTCGCCCAGCCTTCATTGATGCGGGAAAGCTGGTCTGCATGCGCTGGATTTGACCGAGCCAAGGCGGAGCGAACCGTATCCAGCGTCGCTTGCAATGCCGAGCCAAGTTCGCGCTCCGAAGCAACCGAGCTGCCGAGATAGTTCTTAGCCTTCTGCGTCAGTGCGGTTTCTACTTTCTTCAGCGACTCGCCCGACATATTGCCTTGCGGTGTCATATGGCGCACCAGGTCATTGCGGATGATGCTGTCGAACTGCTTGGCCTGCGATTCGGCCAGACCGGTTGCCATCTGCTGAATGTTGCCAATCTCTCCGGCAAACTGCTGATCGGCCTTGAATTGGAGATTTGGTAGCAGTTTGTTGTAAGCCGAACCAAGTTTGTCCGCCACCTGTTCTACGGCCTCACGCCCAACCGGCGCAGTCACTTTTTCGCCAATCGGATTCAGCGCGCGGGCATAGGCGGCCCGGTTGAAATCATCTACCGCGCGGCGCTGACCGGACGTAATCACATCCCCCAAACCCGGAACGCTACGGGCCTTTTCTTCCGTCCGTGCCAAGGCCCCGCCCATGACCTGTCCTGGCGTAGGCGTCACGCCTTCACGCATGAGCAATTCAACATCAGGGCGGACATTAGGCGAGATAGCGCGGCCAACCGCCTTGGTTGCGCCTTGCAGTGCCGCGCCAATCACCGTTTGCTTACCCTTTTCCAGCGCGAAGTTATCGCCCTCCGTGACCGGCTGCATCAGCGCGGCGGCAATCGGATTGGCAACCACCGCCGAGCCCAACGCGCCACCGGCCAGCCGTGACCAGTCAAAGCCAGTTTCTCCAGCCGCCGCGCGGCGCGCTTGCAATACCTGTTCTTGTTGCCGGATCTGCTGATCGACTTGCGGCACGCCTGCGGTGAAATCCCTCGCAATCTGCGAATTCGGAGCGATGGCATTCAGTACGCTGCCGAGCGCATGGGAGCCCATCTGCACCACGCCGCGCGCGGTATCGCCCACGCCCATCGTGAAGGAGCCGGGCTGCTTGCGTGGCAATGCCGGATTAGGAATCTGCTGGCCGCTAGCATCGGTGATAAAGGCTGGCGCGCCTTGGGGCGTTTGCTGCGCCGCAGCCTGGGTCGCTACAGCCTGGGCCTGGGCAGGCGCCCCAGCGCCAAGCCACGCATCCACGCTTTGGATGCCGCCCACAGGCGCTTTGTTTTGCCCAAGCCAAGCATCGACATTCGCGGCATTTTCTTGCGGCATAATGCCCTTCTTCAGATTCGCAAAGTTAGCGGAGACTTTGTCGCCATATTGAGTCGTTTCATTCGGCAAAGATTTGACTTCGCCCGACAGAAACTTATCAAACTTGCCCGGCCCCACATTATAGGCCATCACCGCATGATCGACGTTTCCATATTTATCGATCAACTGGCGCACATATTTGGCGCCGCCAGCGATATTCTGCTGCGGATCGAATATATTGGAAACGCCGAGTTCTTTAGCAGTGGCAGGCATTAGCTGCATGAGTCCAGATGCGCCCGCTTTGCTAACCGCAGTGGGATTCCCCGCAGACTCCTGCTTCATCATTGAGCGCAGCAAATCCGGATCTATCTGGTTCCGCTGCGCTTCTGCATTGATGATGTCGTCGTAGGCCATTTACTGCACCCAGCCGTTATTGAGCGCGGTTTGGATTTTCGCCTTCAGCGCCGGCGCATCCTTATATTCCGCCATTTTGGCTTGGCGCTCATTAGGCGTCATCATTGACAACTGATAAATGCGCGGATCATAGTTCTGGCGCCAAGTGGTTTCAAACTTGTTCAGCGACGCAGGATTATTGTTATTCGCCGCCAACCAGGAATCTGCCGCATTAGCCTTAGCCTGCAACGCGACTTCCATAGACTTCAGTTTCGGGATCACTTCCTGCATCGCTTTGTTCGTCATATCCGCGCCCGGCGTGCCATGCATGACCACTTCCAATTGCTTATCCGTGCCGGTGCCCCCCATCGATTTCTGATATTGCTGGATCAGATTCGAGGCCAACTTTTGCACGACTTGCGCGTTGCTGACTTCATCGCTACCAAAGGCGAGGCCACTAGGCAGCTTAGAATTCAGCGCAGCTAGATTCTCAATACGGCCAGTCCACCCCGGCCCATATTGGGTTTTGCCTTGGGCGTAGGAATTCAGCACGTCCAGGATATTGGTGCGTTCCGCCGAGTTCGATGCGGTGTCCTTGAGCGTGTTGTAGTTCGCTACATTGCCCTTGGCGAGACCGATTTGGCCCTCTTGTTCGGCAGGCGACAGGCCAGGTCGAACCGGAGCACCAGGCGCTTGATAGCCGCCGAATCGACCGGCTGCAGGTTGCTGGCCTTGGCCGCCACCTTGTGCCGCCGCAGCCTTCGTCGTGAAAACCGGATTGCCGGCCGCATCAACGCCGCTGATCGGCTCTGCACTAGCCTTACCCATCGCCTCTGCTCCGGCCCTGCCCTGCAACGCCGCGTTATAGCCGGCAATCGGCATGGCGCCGACCGGATTGCCACTCGCATCGTAGACGGCCTGCATGCCCTCCCCGATATTGGGATTGGCGCCCATCACCTTGTTGGTGAACGGATCGCGGTAGACGGTCCCGGCTGCCCCAGCGGTCGGCGCCACATAGCTATCCTTACGGAATTGTGCTTGATTGGCCAGGCGCGGATCGAACCCGCCTTGTTGCGCAGCCAGCGTCGCATCAGTGGGCTTGTAGCTGGGCGCGACGAACGTCTTGGCAAATTCCGGCATGCCCATCATTTGCGCCAGCATTGCAGCAGATTGGGGCGCCATCCCCATCGGATTCATGGGGGACTGCGTCGTGCGCGTGACCTGCGGGGCCAGCGCATTACCGAGCGCGGCTTGACCCGCATTCGGAGCGCCAGCCATAAAGCCGCCGCCTGGGCTCAAGCCGAACGAGCCCGGCGCTTGTTGCGTCGGTGGCATTTGGACCGTGGCCTGTGCCGTTTCGGTCGTTGGGGCAAACATCTGCTGATATGCGGCCGCCTGCTGGGCGCCGAGCTGCGAAAGGCCCTGTCCCGCCTCTTGTTGCAGCGTATTGCCCAGCAGGGCATTGCCGAGTTGTGCTGCAATCGATCCCGCGCCATATTTCGGCACGTAAGCAAAACCACCACCTGCCGGCTGATAGTTCTGTAGATCGCCTTGCAAGCCTTTCTGGATGAGCGCCTGCGCTATCGCTTGCTTAGTTTGCAGATCATACAGATTGCCCTGAAACTGCGGCAGGACAGAAAATTGCGTATTACCAGCCATCATCAGCCCCCGCCGTTATCCATGAGATTACCACCAAGCCACCAGCCCGCCCCCATTGGGTTTTGGGAACCCAGATTCTTCGTGGCATCCTCGTATTGTTCCTTAGTCCAAGCATTGCCACCATAGTTGGCGCGCATATAGCCTTGGACATCCCCTTGCCCATACTGATTGATCAGGCTGGGGTTTTGCGCCAAGGCGCTAGCCCAGGCTTCGTTCGCATTGGTATATGGATTGCCATTGTCTCCGCGCCCGGTCATGCCGTTAAACATGCCAGTGAGCGCCACCGCGAATGGTAGAGCCACAGCAAACGGCAGCGCGGCCGGGACGGCAGCAGCCCCTGCTCCCGCCGCACCAGCACCGGCCCCTGCGCCCGCCGCTTCAGCCCCTGCACCAAGCGCACCAGCTTCTGCCGCCCCAGCGCCTACACCCGCCGCTCCAGCTTCTGCGGCACCACCGGCTGCGGCTGCCGAGGTGCCTCCATTAAAAGACGATATCAGCGCATCTAGTCCCGCTTGCGTTTCTGGTCCATAAACCCCGCCCAAACTCATGCCCAGCGAATCGCCGACACTCCCTGCCAAACCTGGAGAAATGCTAGATAGCATATTTCCATAGGAACTCAGCCCGTTTCCACCGAACATATTGCCCAATGAATTCGCGCGGCTCAGATTCCCAAACAGCCCAGCTAGCGAACTATTCGTCGCATTAGACGATTGTTGGCGAGAATTATACAGGCCAAGATTCCCCAGATATTGATTTTGGAAAGCGCTAGCAATATCAGACGGATTCGTTCCGGATTGACTAACGCCAGAATAACCAGGGACCATCCCGGCGATTTGTTGCAGGTTTTGATAGCCAAGCTGGCTGGCTCCAAGTTGCTGCCCTACCAATCCTCTGCGCGCATTGATCGAGTTAATGTCATTGCCGAGCGCGCCAAGTTGGCCCTGCAACATATTGCCCTGCGCGTTCATCCCGGAAATTTGATTCTGCAGATTTTGCGCGCCAAGTTGCGAACCCGTCAGAATCGATTGATTCTGGGCATTGCTGTATGCCTGCTGCTTTTGATTATTAAAGTTCGTCGTGGCATTTCCGTATGCCTGTGAATTCGGCGCCAATCCTTGCGCCGCAAGTTTCGCCTCTAGCGACTCCTGCTGCTGCGCAAATTGTGGATCAAGATATTGCGTCTGCGCCTTGTAGGCAGCATCTTGCCCCTGCCGCTGTGCATCGGCTGCCTGCCCTTGATTCAATTGATTGGCAAGACCGCCATATTGCGAAGCGATGCCTTGGGATTGGTAACCGATGTTACTCAAGTAATCGGATAGCCCCCCCAAATTGGCATTGGCATTATTGATCGCACCTTGACTTTGTCCAACGTTGGCAAATTGCTGATTCAGCAGTTGTTGAAGCTGTGGATTAGCGCTGACATTAGTCTGATAAATCGGCGCGCCGGTCGCTGGATCATACCCAGAAATATTACTGGTTTGTGAACCGAACGCATTGGTATAGTTGTTCAGATTCAACGCCTTATTGTAGGCGGCGGCTTGCTGATTCAGACCGCTTTGAGCGGCGGACGTATTATACGGATCGGGCGCAGTCGGCGCACCGCCCTTGCCCTCTAGCGTAGCAGGACGGTTTTTGCCGAGCGCTTTACGAAACGCTCGAAGCGGGAGATCGGGGAAGTCCGAAATACTCCAGGAATGCCGCATGATATTTGCCTGTCAGGAACCGGCATTCCTCGCGGAGCATGCCGTAAACGATTAGATCTGTCCCATCAGCACATGCGCGGCGGAGTCGTCCTTCGCGGATGAAGCCTAAATGCTCATCAAACCGTTGTGCATCAATATTATCTGCCCGGACGAATCCGGTTACTCGTTCGCATTTTAGATGATAAAACGGGTATGCGAAACAGAACCCAAGATATTCCGGCGTCAGCCAATGGCGCGAGCCATCCGAAGCGACGTGCATATGCACATTGCAATGCGTCTTTTGCGCATATACAACACCGGCGACTAGTTTGCCACTATGCTCTAAGCCAACCCCATACGCCATCGGGATCGAATCTTCCCCAATCTTGACCGCAACCCATTTAGTAATGGCTTCCGATTGATCGATGATGATCCGTTTCATGGGTCAAAGAACGCCGCCATCCCGCATGGCAATGTCCGTACTGACCCAATTCACTGAGGCATCCAGCGAAGCAATGCGGAAATGCATGGCCCCCGCATATCCCACGCCGGAGATATATTGCCAGTCCTTGCGAATCAAGGCATCTGAACCCCACATCGCCACATCCCATAGGCCGACATCCCACAAGCCAAAGCCAGGCGCAGAGAAACTCGGCGTGCCAACCGGCGGGGTCGTGTCGTAATCGACATTGAATCCCATCTGAATCCCTGGTGCCCCGTTGGTCTGAATCACCGGGCGCGCCATCAGGAATTGCTTCAGTTGCTGCGTGTTGAAATAGGAAAACGCCTGCAGTGCCTCACCAACGATTGCTGAGCCATTATCGTCATAGGTGCCATTCCAGGCGCGTACGACAACGCCATTCGCCCCATAATAAGGCTGTTCATTGAACAATTCCCAGCAATTGGCGGCCCAGCCGGTAAATCGGCTCCAGGCGCCAGTAATGGTATTCATGACATATTGCTCCTGAAATCCGGATGAGACCGGGATATTCAGGAACAGCATGTTGTTGCCGGGGAATAGCAGCGATTGCCAGCCGAAATTGCCGCTATAGAGCGAGGTCGCGGTATTAATTGCGCCATCGATCTTGCCGGTTAAATTGATTTGGGTATTGACGCGTGACGAGGCCAGTGCCTTGGTAAAGGGCGACAGCCCGTCGCGGCTGACATATAGCAGATCGCCGCCATACTTCATCAGGCAGCGCGTGGACATCGGAGCACCCAGACGCCACACGCCCTTTTTACTGAAGGTCGTGGCCTGGCTGGGGTCGGAGCCTTGATATAGCGCCACCTCACCCTGATTGGTGACGAAGCATAGATAGTCAGTCATGCCCGACGAATCGCCCGCATCGACCGTCCACACGCCCAGCGCCACCAGATAGCTGCCACGCGAAAAGACCGGCGTAAGATCAAACGCCGTCGCCGCACCCTGCACCGCGCCCACCGCCAGATACCAGGCCGTCAGCGATTGCTTCTCGATCATCCACACCCGATTCGCATATGGGGTTATATGGATCATGCTAGAGGAACTTGCGCCGGTCAGCGCCATAGCCGACCAGGCCGTCCCATCGTATTTTTGGCCCGAATCCGAGCCATTGACCATCAGCAGCCAAGAACCGCCAGAATTGGCAAAGTTGATATGCTGCCATTTGTCATTAGTCTGCGCGCTCAGGACTGCCGCACCGACCGCGCCCGCCGAGGTGACATCGTAGACATTGGTGCCAGCGGCGGCAAACATCTTGGTCGTGCTGGCTTTCGGGTTGAACGCCATCAGGCTATTGACCTGCGTACCTAGCCCGGTGGCCCAATTAGTCGCACCCTGGCGGAGCTGGACGCTAGAGGTCGTTGCGTAGAAGTTTTGCAGGATCACCGCGTCCTGAGGGTCCATGTTGGCAATCGAGTCGCGGGCATTCCATCCGCCAATCGGTGCGGGCGTGGAAGCAGTGCGCGCGACCTGGGCGCGGGTTTTAGGCTGAGTAGCGGTGCGTACCATCAGATCGGCCAAGAACCAGACGGCACCAAAATTCCAGGGAAGATATCGTAGCGGGCCGAGCCCATATTCACGGTATCCTTCGTGCCATCGCGCGCTAGGCAATCCGCCATGAAGTCCTCATAGTCGGCAAACTCTTGCGCGAATTCTAGACCCTTCGCCTTCTTCCAGCGCCATTCCAGGCCAAGTTTGAACAGATCCTCGCGCAGCAGCAGGATATCGCTATCCATCACGAAGCGTGCCTGACCGGTGCCACCGGATGAAGTGCACCAATTCTGCGTGGTGTACTCGAAATAACAGGTCTGCCCGGCAGCCGGGACCGGGAAGAATAGGATCTGATCGCCCTGGATGATAAATTGATTCCAGGGGCCAGCAAAGACAGCGGCCTGTACCTGTTGATACCGCTGCGGCGTCATCGGCCCATAGACCGGGCGGCGCAGGTCACGATTCCAGATCGTGTCGTTCAGAATGTTCTTGAGGCCGGGCGCAGTCACAGACAAGGTAGTTTGCAACTGCACCGCCGTGGTCAAGAATGACGCTTGCTTCGTCAGAACCTGCCAGTCCTTGTTACTCAGCCATTCACCCTCTTTATTTGCCAGTGCGACAAGCTGAACAATCGCCGGATCGGCAGACTGAGCCGCCGAGGTCGGGCTGGGCAAGTTAATGCGTTGGGCAACATCCTGAATAATGGTCAGGCAGGTCATCGGTTATTCCTTCGGCGGTCGTCCGCGTCGTGGCACATTATCCGATGTTTGCGCTTGCATGTCACGGATCACGCTTTCGAGATCGCGCATCCGGTCTCGCAGATCGGCATTCTCCTGTTGCAACGCCGAGATTTTCAGCGCATCACCAGTGCCGGAGGCGGACAGTTTCACCGCTTCCTGTGCGCGATGCTTGATTTCCCGGCTGCCCATGCCAAGGCGTGCAATGGTTTCTTCGTTCGCCTGGGCCAGCGTTTCCAGACTCAGGATATTCAGCGATTTGCAGTTGGCAATCTCAGCCGGGCTGAACAGATGCGGCAGCATGGCCAGCGGCGTGCCTTCCACCGGCAGCTCTTTGCCTTCCTTGTAGGCTTGATATGACTTGCGAATCTTGCCCAGAATCTCAATGTCGAACGTGCCTTGGCGCGTCATCGATTCTTTCTTCGAGATCCATTCCACGGCCCGATCTTCATTGGAATCACGCGCCCCATGCGGCGTAACGATGATCCAGTCCACATCCTTGTAGATCATCCGGCCCTCATCGATACTGCGTTGGCGATCTTCCTCCGTGCGCGTCTCGAAGCGGATATGCGGCAGTCCGCCCTGCATGACACCAACTTGTGCGTACATTGTCATTCCTTGGGATGGATATATAGTTATCTAGGGAAAAAGGGGAGTATTTAGCTCCCAAGTCCCAAGTGATGCTCTTTACGGGCTTTGTACATTTTCCATTGGACTTTCCGGCAGATGCGACATTCCCGGCTTCCATTGGGCTTCACATACAAATTAGGCCCAGCTAACTCGTGACCATTGATGCATTGCGTCTTCGAAGATTGGAAATTAATACTTCGAGCGATATTCTCTTTTGCCGTCACCGGCTCAAGATGTGCTGGATTGATACATTTCGTATTTCTGCACAGATGGTCTAACTGCAAGCCTTCTGGAATCTTGCCTACCTTCATCTCATACATGACGCGATGCGCCATCCTGAGTTTTTTCTCGACAAGAATCAAGCCATACAACCATTTGTTGCGCTTGTTTGAAAATGCACCAGTCCAAACCCAGCATCCACTTTCAGCATCAACAACGTACTTCGAAGTAAGGCGATCCAGCAAACTCGGCATTTTGTTCTCCTGAAACATTAAAGAACTATATCACCGAATAAGCCGGATCGCCTTACTAATCAAGGGCTATCATGTAATTGCGCCCTGCGCACCCGGACGATTCACGGTGACGACGTTGTAGAAGATCGTCGCATCGTTGTACGTGCCGGTCACGCTGACCGAACCGGTAGCCGTAGCGTTGGCGCTCATGGTCACGGTACGGTTATCGGGGTCAATCGCGGTAATCGTGGTCGAGGCCGGAATGCCGGTGCCGGTCACTGCCACGCCGATGAACCAGCCATCGGTGCCGCCGACCGTGGTGCGCAGCAGGTTGGAACCCGATTGCGTGGCCACGTTGGCTTTCACGACAGTGGTAGTAGCGGCCGTCTGAACACGGATGTTCAGCACTTCCTTGCCGGCCGTGTTGGCGCCCAGACGACCTGCAGCAGCGATGCCGATCTGAGCCGCAGCCGCGACCGAAGCATTCGATGCAGCCACAAAGCGGCCCTCAACGAGGAACCAGCCGTATTGGATGCTCGAAGCATTCGAGGCTACCGAGTTCAGGCAGAACGCCAGCGGCATGCCGAGGTTGGCCGTATTGGGCACAGCATTGACGCTGTTGTCACCCAGCCAAATGCAGGGGGTGCCTACCACCAGCGCGGTCGAAACCGGGATCGCCAGGTAGACAAGCTCCTGACCACCCCAATAGGGGTCATTCACACCCAAGACGGTGCCCAGCACGTGACGCTGCGTGGTATCGACTTGGAACCAATTGCCCACGGCTTGCGAGCC